AATTGCCATACTATTATAACGTATTTTATTTAGTTTTTTATTTGAATAAAGGTAATAAAAAAAAGGTAGCCATTTCTGACTACCTCAACAAAGCTACAAAAGTAACTACTGCACAAAGAATATCTTACAACATACTTGCTTCAAAACAAGTTCCTGAACAATAACCATCATCTGTTTCTAGTGGCTTACCACATTCTGAACATTCATATTCTTTTTGTTCGTGTGGATTTAAACAATCGTACCATTCCATATCTTAAATATTAAAAATTAATCCTGTTATCATTCTTAGAATAAAATAGCTTGGTGCTATTATTATAATTAATGTCTGTAATTTTTTCATCTGTTCTGTTTTTAAAGGGAGGTTTTACCCTCCCGTTGTTTTTATTTAGATACTATGTATATTTTTTTTAAATCCCTTGCTATTCTTTCGTATAAAGCGACTTCTTGTTTTAAAGTAGCACCCTTGATATACCAAGAATAACCTTGTATTGCTTTGCTTTCTAAATTTCTAAATTCTTGTCTTGTTACTATTGTCATAATTCTGTTGTTATAATTAATAATATTCAAATATAACATTATTTATTTAATTAACAAAATATTTAATAACTTTTTTTTATTTATTTTTAATGTAGTGTATATTTACCAAAATTAGGTTTGCTTAGAACTGAATAAGTAGCATATCTGATAGCATCAATAATATGGTTATTTTTATCAATAGGTTTATTAATCATTTTACCACTTCTATCTTCCTGCCATTTATAGTTTCTAAATTCCTGTATAGCATTATGGCTATCCTTTAGAATATGTATTTTAAATCGTTTTAATAAATCTATTCCTGCATTTATACTATCAGCACCTTTTAAACTTGGTCGTACATTCCAACCCATTCTACGCAGTTCCTCAATCAATCTAGGCTCTGCTGAATCAAAATATATTGTTTGTCTTTCTATTCCAACTTCTTTCCATTTCTTATGGATATCTATTGTAGTCATTTGGGTTTGATACAGATGTTCTTTAACGTAAAGGTTATAGTCTTTTCTAAATACAGAAACTAAACTCGTGGGGTCATTGGTATATCCTGCATCTGCGCCAAAGCTAATAAATTCAGCATCTTCAGGAATTTGATTTACCTCAACATAACTAAATATAGTTGATTTACTGATTCCCTTTATACCAAGTCCGTAGATTTGCCAATATTGTTCGTCAGTATATTTTAATCTTTCAATCTCCTCTTTAATGCTATCACTAAGGAAGCTATTATCCAAATAAGTAGTAATGTTAAAATCGGCATCTTGTCTAGGTATTACCTTGTCATAAATCCAATGGTATTCATCTGATGGATTAAAGTCAAGAATTATTTTTTCATCTGTCCTAAATATTAATTGTTGCCAATCTTCATAATCTAGTTCATTGGCTTCATTTATAAATAGTAAGTTTCTTTTTCTACCTCTAACTTTCTGTGGTTGGTCTAAAGAAATAAATTCTACTAGATTACCATTAATCTTGTATTCGTGATTTGATTTATTATGATTAGCTTCAAAGTAGCAATTATGTATTTTTAATATATCTAAAAAATCCCTCATTACAGATGCCCTTACTGATGGGAATGTTTTCCTACATATTGTTATTGTCTTTCCTGTATTCTTTAATGAATAATGAAATATAATATAAAGCAGGATATTGTAAGTTTTACCTGACCTTGTTCCACCTTGCTCTATTGATATTTTTTTATTTGTTTCTAATAGATGCTCAAAAACTACGTTAGTCTTTATTTTCACTTTTTATTATTTCAATCTGAAAATTAGTTGGCATTCCGTCTGCCCCTGTTATTTCTTGTCTTTCTACATAACCTCTTTTCTTTCCTTTTGTCTTTAAATAGAATATTGTAGCAGCAGTTGAATTTTCAGAAATTTGTTTATGTAATTGACTTTCTGCAAAGTCTAAAGCTACGTTCTCTATTTCCTGAACTGCCATTGCAAACATTTCATCTTCCTTTAGCCATTTATAATATGTGCTTCTAGGTATATCTGCTTTCTTACAAGCTACAGTAACAACCCCTAGACTTTGTTCTAGTGCTGCTAATAGTGATTCTTTTTTAATATGTCTACTTTCGTTCATTTTATATTAAATATTTTTTGTATATTGTCGTCTCAAATGCGATAGTAGTGTAAAAGTAACACATCTAGTAACCAACTAGAAAATGGCATTCAAATTGACCCTATCGCTCTAATTAATATCCCTGCGTTCTTGTAGGGATATTTTTTTACCTTTATACATTCCTGCTCCTTCTTTGTCTATCTCTGAAAAAGGAATTACAGGCACATTTATTTTACATTTTTTATCTATCAAATAAATATACCTTAACATATTTCCTTCTAGTTTTTCTGCGTCTTTTGGTATTCCTGCTCTACCTCCCTGCTTTAAAATGTTTTTACCTTTAGTATATGTCATTGCTGCAACTATATCACCATTAGCCAATTTTATAATACTACTGTTTTCCTTAATAGAAGTTAAAACAAAGCCACTTGCCCTGTATATAGTACCATCTCCGCATTGTGTACCATCTGCAAATGATAATATCCATTTAATTTGCGGAGCATTTTTTTTAATTAGTTTTATACTTATTGCAATACATCTGCTTTCACTATACTTAGGAAGGCAACTATCAAAAGCCATTCTATTTAATTCTAGCATTTCATTCCAACCTGTACCTTCTACCATAGATAAAACTTTTGTTTTCATAAAAGGACTTCCATAACTCATAACTCCGTGTAACTGCTTGTCTAAAAAACAACCAAAATGTAAAGAGCTATTAGGAACTACTTTGCCTGAGTAGTGATTTTTTTTGACAAAAGCATTTGCTACACTAGACTTTATTATCTTTAAAACTATTTCTTTTGCTCTACCCATTGCATAACTATTAAATAAAGTGCATTACCATTACTATTTTCATTTCCAAAGGTTTCAATGTATTTATACTCCTCTGTTTTTTTTACATCTGCTATTACGTTTTTTATTTGCTCTGCCTGTTCATCTGCTAAAGTGTAAGTTTGTTGCTGAAAAGGTTCTTTGTCTCCGTCAGGTAAACTAAAATCATCGCTTGTTTCTATATCATCCATATTTTGCCAAGCATCTAGTCCCCATTCCTCAAGGTCTGTGCTTTTCCATTCATTAGCTAAAATATCCCAATCCCATTCACCAAATCCAACATTGTCCTTAATAATAAATTCCTGTGCCTTTTTTTCATCCAAATCATCTGCCTGTATAATATAGACTTCTTTTAATCCTATTTCCTTACAAGCCTTGTAACGCATATTACCGCCAAGTATAATATTATCTTTGTCTACAACTATTGGTCTAAGTGATAACATTTCAGGAAACTCTTTTACACTATTAACAAGTTTCTGAAACTTATGCTTGTTTATAAATCTAGGGTTTGCATCATTTTCTTTTATTGATGATATGCTTACCTTTTGTATTTTAGCTTTAATCATTGTGTTAAATTTTCTCTAAGGTACAAAAAAATTATTTTCTGTATATTTTTGTAATTACTAATTGAAATATTCCAAAGTAAACAACAATGTCTTCTTCGTATATTTGTTCATCTTCAAAAGGGTAATGTCTTACACCGAACAAAACCCCTTTAAAAACTCCTGCTTTAATTTCATAACGTAATAACTCCATAGTATATCATTTGTAGTATAACGTTTTTAAAATTACTTTTTACAACTAAGCACAAAGCACATTAAAACGTGCCTTGTACAACTGTTATGCTTAATTTTTCTTCCAACATTGTAGCCATAAGTTAAACCAAGCTATTTGTATATCTATTGCAAAATGGTATCTACCTATATTGTTTTGTTTGTAAATTTTTAGAACTAATCCAAAGTCAAGCCAATCCCAAAAGACCTTAGGCTCGAAAAACATAAGAATAACACCGTATAAAGTCCATTGCTTTTTTTCTGTTTGGTTGTTTATTTCTTTACTCATAATTTCTGTGTTTTAATTAGTTTTTTTTCTTAATTCAAGTTCGCAACGTACCTTATACAAACCGTTACCAATGCATACCATCCATAGATGTACTGCTTTCTATTACTTTACATTCATCTTTGCTTTTCCAATTCCAACTTTGTTTCCATAAACTTACCTTTTCAATTATTTCATTTAGTCTTTCCTTAGGTATGTCGTGCAATACATTCATAATTGGGTCGTTCTTTACTTTGTTTCTTAAATCTAAATACTTTCTTTCAAAATTATCACATTTGCCCTGCAGGTAATGTATCTTATCTATCTCATCATAATTTAATTCACTTTTAAAATTAAAGGTATCTTCTATTTCTTGTAAAGATGAATTATACATTTTATATGTTTCATAATTTTTAACCAAATGAATTACAGTTGCGTGATTCATAGTCTTACCCATTGATTCAAAATAATATGCAATATTAGTCCACCTCATCCCTAGCTTTTCTCTAAGGATATAACAAACCAATGCTCTTAACTCTACATAGTTTCTTTGCCTAGTGTTTAAAAATATATCCACTCCTGTCATTTCAACTACTCCCTCTGCTACTTTTTTATAATTTCTATCCATTTTTATTTCTTAAAATTTTTATTTCTCTTTCAAGATAGTCTTTTGCTTTTAATAAATCTCCTAGTTCGTCTTTCTTTTTTCCTGCTCTAACAATATACTTCAAGATGTTACCCCTGTTAAAGTTAAGCGTGTAATCGTTACACACATCTATAATGTCATAGTCTTTTCCGTTATCGTAATGTACTTGCGTTGCTTTCATTCAGTTAATAGTTTTAAAAGGTTATAGCATTCAGTATATTTCTGTCTTGCTTTGCCCTTATATTCTTGTTTAAATAATTGGTAAAGTTTTCTAGTATATTGGTATTTAGTTTGACAATCTTTATAATACTTTTCAGCAAACCTTTTTCCTTTTCCTTTAAAGTAATTTACATTGTCTGCAGTATCTCCCATAATCATCTGCTCATAAAAATTATACATAGCTTCATCTTCTGATATATCTAGTATTTCTTGGTGCTTGTAATGATAATTATACATCAAACAAGGGAACTGCTTGTAGTCTTTATCTATTGATACAATCATAACTTCATTTCTTCCTAGTTCTTCTGATAACTTTTTCCAATATCTTGCAACCATATCATCTGTTTCTACCCCATAGCCTACAACACTATCGTAATGGCTTTTTACAAAATCGTGCATATCGTGTAATAGTGGAGGTAATTCTTGCTTTTTTCTATTCGCTTTGTATTTCTTAGTTATTAGCTTTCTAAAGTTACCTCTAGACCCACTAAATGTAATTACCTTGTCAATGTTATAAAGTTCTTCTAAGTGATTTACAATAGCCATATATTGTTCATCAAACTTATTTCTAGCATCAGATATATCTGTGTAATACTTTTCATCCTCAGGGTGTTCCCTTTTCTTATAACAACTTGCAAATATTAAACTATCTGCATCTACTAATAATATCATAATATATCCTGTATTGCTCCCTCGATATACATTATTGCATTTTGACAAGTGTTATCTTCTGTTTCTCCATTTTCAATATCTTCTAAAGCATTTATGTAAATATACCTTATCTGTCTTTCTAACATAGGAAATTCTGCTATTGACTTCATACAATACCTAGCTAAGTCTCCAATATTTATAGTTGTTTTTTTCTGCTTCATAATTCTTTTAATTCTTCTTTAATTAAATCTAGATACATTTCCTGCATCTTTTTATTTTCCTTTATAACTTGGTTAATAATAAAAGGCAAGTCTTTAATTAATTGGTCTGTATTATACACCACCCATTTATCTTTCCCATATCCTATGTGAAATTCTCCGTCTGAGCAATAAAGGTGTTCTGTTTCGTGTATGTATGTAGTTTTACTGTCTGTCATATTGTGATAAATTTATTTGTAAATAGTTTCTTAAATCTGAATTTTCTTTTATTCTGAACTTGATAGTAATATCAGTTATATTTTTATCCTTGTCCGTTCGGGATTCGATTGTTCCTTTAACCTTATCCCATAATGCCTGATTCACTTTCATTTTATTAAAGTTAAATCTAATTCTTTAGCTACATAATTAATATGCTTCTGTGTAGTCATAGACCAATAACCTAATTGGTGTAATTTACTTCCGTCAATTCTTGCTACTATTGTTGAATAACTCCAAACGTTATTTCCTTGAATTGATAAATTTTGCTTGTACTTTGGTAATTTATACATCTGTTCTGTTTTTTAAAGATTATAATGTTTTGTGTAAATTTCAGTTGCATCAGCCATTCCCTTTGAGTGCTGCTGATTTGCCAAGTCATAAAGTATTCCGTTTAACTCTATAAATTGTTCTGTAGTTAAATCTAAATTCAATGCATTTTTTCTTGCAAATGCTTTTTCTAAATTTGATTTTTTTGTTTCTGTTGCCATCTGTTCTGTTTTATTTATCCGTTGTATTTTAAATATAATTCATCATTAGTTAAATCTTGGTCTAAACAATCATTAGCAAATATAGCATCCTCAATAGCTTGCCCTCTTTGACTATAACCATCCCACCCATTTAGAGACTGCCTATGTAATGGTAATTGTTCTTTTGGTGCTTTAAACCAATCTTGTGAAAGTAGCCAATTTTGATATGATAATGGTGTATTTTTAAATTGTTTTCCTTTGTGTTTTCCAAATTTTAATGTCATTTTGTTCTGTTTTTTAAATTAAACTTAAACAAATATAAACAAATTATTTAATTAACAAAAAAATTTAATAAGTTTTTTTAAGAAATATTAATATTTATTATACTAGCATCGTTTTCTTCTAGTAAATAAACATCTTTAAGTAGTCTTTTTTTTGTCCACATTGTAGTATCAGGACAATATTTTTTTACAGGTATTGGCATTTGTAGATTATTTAGCCAATATAAAAAGTTGCCTTTTGGGTCATTAACAAAATATAATTTGATTACATCTTTATCTAATGACATCAAGGCATCGTACTTGTCTTTCTCAAGCATTTTCTGTTCGTAGTAGGTTTTACGAAACTTCATTTCAATAACGCAGTCTTTCCCCTTTGGTGTTTTACCGATTGCATCGTATCTAGTAAATCCATCACCACACCATTCTAAATTCCATCCATCTAGGTTAAGCAGGAATACAACTGCC